GGAGAAGGGTTGTTTAGATTTAATATGCAGTTTGATTTTGACCCAGATATTAAAGGAGACTTAGAGGTACGTGCTAGAGGTACAGAAAGTCTTATGGCTAATGAAGTACGTAGTCAAAGACTTATGCAATTCTTGCAGGTTGCAAGTAATCCTTCGCTTGCACCGTTTGCTAAGTTCCAATATATTATCCGTGAGATTGCAAAATCTATGGAGTTAGACCCCGACAAAGTTACCAACAATATGGATGAAGCCGCATTACAAGCAGAGTTAATGAAAGGCTTTCAACAAGAACAACCACAAGAACCACAGGGCGCACCTGCAGGAGCAGATGCAATGGACACTAGTGGAGCAGGTGGCGGTACAATTGGTGTAGGACAAGCACCTGTGCCGGGTGAACAAGGATTTAGTGCAAATGGACAAACAGCAAATACTCAGCAAGCTCAAGCCGTTGGTGAACAACAACCGCCAGTGGGAAGCGTTCAGTGATTATATAGATGCTACTATAGCAGTACATCAAAATGTATTGGAACAAACAAGTGATACTCCTTTATTACACAGACAACAAGGCGCAATAGCCGCACTACGAAAACTTAAATATCTTAGGGATGAAGTAAATGGCACTGAAAGAACAGATGGAACTATTCGATGATGGCGGTCTAAAAGATGAAGGTGGTACAGTAGACCCCATATCAGGTAATGAAGTTCCAGTAGGCTCAACGCAAAAAGAAGTGCGTGATGACATACCTGCACAGTTAAGTGAAGGTGAGTTTGTATTTCCTGCTGACGTGGTGCGATACATTGGTCTTGAAAAACTTATGCAGATGCGACAAGAAGCAAAGCGTGGTTTAGAGATGATGGATAAAATGGGGCAGATGGGTAATAGCGAAGAAGCTATTATACCAGATACTATACCTTTTGAACTATCAGACCTTGACATGGAAGATGACCCAGTAGAAATGCAAGAGGGTGGTTTTTTGGTTACAAATCCAGATGGTACACCAAGAAATCTAACACAAGAAGAAATTTCAAAAGGCTTTGACAAATTTTTAGATTTTTATGATAGACAAAGAGAACCTGTGCCTGAAGAAAAAAGTGGTTTATTAGACCCTGTTAAATCAAAAGTAGATAGTAATATACTTACACGTGATGTTAAACAAGACGATGTATCCAACTTACCTAAGACATATACACCAGCCACACAACAAGATGTTCCTATGCAACCTGATTATTCAGGACTAACTTACAAAGATGTTATGCCAGAAATAACACCATCCTATTTTAAATCAGGAGAAAGAAGTTATAGACCTGCAACATCAACAGCAACTCCTGAAACAGTTACACCAGATACATCAACTCCGTCAGAACCTGCTCCAACTATAGAAGAGCAAGATATACTGTATGAACCACCTGCACCAGAAGTTCCACCAACTACACCATCTGGTTTAACTCCTGATGACCCTGAGTCACCTTTTAATTTAGAAAATACTTCTGGGTACAAAGGAGATACAGTTCAAGAACAGCAGATGACTTCTGATGAACAGATGGCAGATTTATTTGAAGGTCCTACACAGGCTGAACAAGATGCACAAGAACTTATAAAAATAGACCCTGTTCGTGATGAAGTGTTTAATCAGTTTAATAATTTAGGAGATGTTGATAAGTCTAAAATTTACGATGCGTATGGTATTGAGCAAGGTAACTTTGAAGGTCTTTTAAATAAAGCAGGAACAAATTTTCTGAAACAATTTACAACAAGTATAATTGGTGGAACTGTAGGCGGTATACCCGGATTAATTGCAGGAAGTCAAGTAGGAAAGTTATTTGAAGATAAAGACGATGATAAACCAAAAGAACCTGTGCTTACGGATATTCAAAATGTAAATCGTGAAAGAGCAGCAATGGCTCTTGGTATAGAGATGACAGGTAAAGTTGGACACAATAAAGGTGACATAGACCCGATAACAGGATATGTATACAATAGATATGGTGTTCCAATTAATCCTTCTACAGGTGATGCTCTAAATAAAATTAAATTTTCTGATTTAGATTCACTTTCTAAAAGTTTACAAGCTAATGGCAAGTCAGGATGGCAAGGCGGTTATATAGGTACAAAGGATAGTAATCGATACAAAAATCTAAACGATGTTCAAAAAGCTAGATATGATAAATACATAGAAGAATTAGATAAGCTCTATGGCTTTACAGATGAACCAGCTACCTATGCAACAACACAGCAAGTAGCAGGTAGACCTCTTGATGTAGATGATGCAGACTCAGGTGGAAACCCACCACCACCAGAATTTACTACACCTGCAACCTACGACCAAATAATGCAAGAATTAGATGATGAAGATAGAGATATTACAGATGATACAGGTGTAGATATATTTGGCAATGTTGTTCTATCTGCTACAGACCCAAGTCTTAAACCTAAACCTACAACCTACGACCAAAGAATGCAAGAATTAGATGATGAAGATGCAGATACAGGAGAAACTCCGCAACAAAAGGCATTAAGAATAAGACAAGAAGAAATTGCATTAGAAAGAGAACAAGCAAAAAAACAGGAAGAAGCTAGACTAGCCGCTATAGCTGAAGCTAATAGAATTAAAGCTTTAGAAGCTAAAAGAAAAGCTGATGCAAAGAAAAAGGCAGACGCAAAAGCAAAAGCGGCACGAGACAAAGCTAGAAGACAAAGTGCAAAGGATAAAAAAGAAGCCGCTAAAAGAGCTAAAGATGTTGCTAAATCAAGAGCAAGTGAAGCTAAAGGTGGTAGAAGAAGAACGTATGCTAGAGGATTTAGAGAAGGTGGTCTAGCATCAAGGTCAAGTAAGTAGCCTTTAAATACTTACATTAACTGGCTACCTAATCCCCCACCCAACAGTGGCTACGGTTAGCCCCAGAAGGAGACATAATATGTCAGAAGCAATCATGGCAGAAGAAATGAAGCCACAAGAAAAGAAAGCATTTGTATCTAAACCCTATTCACAAGAAGAGCGTATAAAAAAAGACGAAGAAGAATTAGAACAAATGTTAAAGGAACAAAAGGGTGAAGTAGAACAAACTGAACCTGAAGAAGCTGAACCTACTAGTGCAGAAGAAAAAACATTTAAGAAACGATATTCTGATTTACGTAGACATCAGCAAAAACAAGCAGAAGAATTTAAAAAAGAATTAGAAACTTTAAAGCGTCAGTTATCAGATGCTACAAAAAAAGAAATGAAGTTGCCTAAGTCAGATGAAGACATAGAAAAATGGGCGGCAGATTATCCAGATGTAGCACAGATAGTAGAAACAATTGCTATGAAAAAAGCTAAAGAGCAATCTTTAGAATTAGAAGAAAGAGTAAAAGCAATTGATGAAATGCAACTTTCTGCTAACAAAGAAAAAGCAGAAGCCGAATTGATGAGATTACATCCTGACTTTGGTGAGATTAGAGACAGTGATGACTTCCATGAGTGGGCAGAAGAACAACCTAAATGGGTGCAGGAGGCACTATACGAGAATGATAATGACGCAAGGTCAGCCGCACGAGCAATTGACTTATATAAGTCAGATAGAAACATTAGCAAGACAAAACCAAGCAAAAATGCTAAGAGTGCTGCTGAAGCAGTTAATACGAAAAATACGAGGACAAAGCCACAAGATAATGAGGCTAGTTCATACTTAAAAGAATCTGATGTCCAAAAGATGTCAGCACACGAATATGAAAAGAAGTCAGATGAAATAATGGAAGCAATCCGTTCTGGCAAATTCATATACGATTTATCTGGTTCTGCTAGATAAAACAGTTGACAAATAGTTATTTATGAATATAACTATAGTCAATAGTGTAAGTTGTTTAGCTAACTACTTGCACAATCAATCAGCAAACGAACAAATCTTCGGATTACCTGAAGCAGTTAGCCTGACCCGTACAGTCACACCTAACCTAATCAGCCTCTAAATTTTGTGAGTTTGTATCTGTAACATAAAATAACAATAGGAGACTAATCATGGCATTTCAAACAGCCGCTGGTTATGGTAATCTTCCTAATGGAAATTTTAGTCCTGTTATTTACAGCAAACAGGTACAACTTGCTTTCCGCAAGTCTGCCGTTGCTGAAGCAATCACTAACTCTGATTACTTTGGAGAGATTGCAAACATGGGTGATTCCGTTAAGATTATCAAAGAACCCGAAATCACTGTTAAGGAATATGCTAGGGGTACTCAAATTACTCCTCAAGACCTTGACGATGAAGATTTCAGCCTTACTATTGACAAAGCTAACTACTTTGCATTTAAGGTTGATGACATTGAAGAAGCACACAGCCACGTCAACTTTCAATCGTTGGCAAGTGACCGTGCCGCTTACCGTTTAGCTGACCAGTTTGACCAAGACGTTCTTGGTTACATGTCTGGTTTTAAGCAAGCATCTCTAAGCACCAACGCAAGCACAGCTAATACAACCGTAAATGGTTCAAAAGCTGTAGCAACTGCAGGTTCAGACGAGTTGCTAACAACTATGAAGCTACGTAAAGATAGCTTCGGTAACATTACCACAAGTAGTGCTGGCGACCATTCAATACCGCTTGCCGCACGTTTACCGGGTGCAACTGCGCTTCCAACAGCAACTGCTTCACCTCTAATGGTTATTTCCCGTATGGGAAGATTACTTGACCAGCAGAATGTGGAGACACAAGGACGTTGGATTGTTGTTGACCCTGTATTTGTCGAACTTCTAAAGGACGAAGATTCACGTCTTCTAAATTCAGATTTCGGTGGTTCTGGACTTCAGAATGGTTTAGTTGTAAATAACCTACATGGATTTAACGTGTATGTTTCTAACAACCTACCTTCAGTTGGCACAGGTCCGGGTACAACTGGTAGTGCAAACCAAAACTCAAACTTTGGTGTAATTGTCGCAGGTCATACTTCTGCTATTGCTACTGCAGAGCAGATTAATAAGACTGAGACTTATCGTGACCCTGACAGCTTTGCTGACATTGTTCGTGGTATGCACCTTTATGGCAGAAAGATTCTTCGTCCAGAAGCAATCGTGACTGCTAAATATAACGCAGCTTAGAAGGAGATATAGTTATGGCTACTTTTGATATGACTTCTTCAGCAACTGCTGGAGTTAATTCAAACTCTATTGCTGCACTTCCTGCCGATAGAAATGGTTTTGGGTTAAGGATGATTGAAGCTATATTGGACATAGAGAAGATTACTGACTACTCTTGTACCAATGGAGATATCTTTCAACTCCTTGAAATCCCTGCAAATACTATGGTTCTATTTGCTGGTGTGGAAGTTTTGAAAGCATTTAATGGAACTACTCCAACTATTGATGTTGACTTTGCCGAAGGTGATGACATCGTTGATGGTGGTGACGTAACTTCTACTGGCTTTCTTGCTTCAGGCACTAATGGTTCAGCAATGACCACTTCTGGCACAATTAACTTTGTGCAACATGTAACAACTACTGACACAATTGATGTTAAATTAATTGCCGCTTCAGCAGATGTTACTGAGGGTAGATTACGTGTGTTAGCTTGTGTCGCAGACACAAATGGCGCACAAGAACTAGCCACAGAAGTTGTACGTGACCAACTTGCTTAGTAATACAGAGGGGCAGGGAAACTTGCCTCTCTTCACTTCATAGGAGAAAATAATGTCTGCAAAATCCAATTATCTGGAAAATAAAGTCATTGACCATTTCTTAGGAACAACATCCACTACAGCACCTAGTGCCGTTTATTTAGCATTGTTTACTAGTGACCCTACAGATGCAGGTTCAGGAACAGAAGTATCTGGAAACGGATATTCTAGGCAAGAAATTACATTTGCTTCAGCATCTAGTGGTTCTGCCTCTAGTAATACCCCGGAAGAATTTACAGCAAGCGGTGGTGCATTTGGAACTGTAACACATTTTGGTATATTTGATGCTTCTACTTCAGGCAATCTACTATATCATGGTGCGCTGACAGCTTCAAAAACAATTGCTGATGGTGATACACTAAGATTTGCATCAGGAAACATAACCATAACAGAGGCTTAATAACATGGCTTTAGTAGTCGCTGATAGAGTAAAAGAAACCACTACTACAACTGGTACGGGTACATACACTCTTGCAGGTGCGGTTACTGGTTTTGAATCTTTTGCATCCATAGGAAATGGCAATACTACTTATTACTGTTGTACGGACGGGACTGATTTTGAAGTAGGTATAGGAACATATACCTCTTCAGGAACTACTCTCGCCCGTACAACTATTTTACAGTCCAGTAATTCTGATAGTGCCGTCAACTGGACTTCTGGCACACGAGATATTTTTGTAACACAACCTGCAGAAAAAGCAGTATATAAAGAAGCAAGTGAATACGTAGATGCATTTTTGCTATCTAACAGTTATGGAAGTTCTTCTAATCCTGTAGAATTTACGGTAACTGTAGGAACTAAAACATCTGCACATCCTTATTATGGAGATGGAAGTAGCAATGCTTACTTTATAAATGGAGTAGAGTCACCTGCTTTAATGCTATCAGGTGTTGACAATGTAACATCTAATTCAGAGTATTATTACAGATTTACTCTTAGCTCAAGCGATATGTCAAGTCATCCATTTAGACTTTACTTAGACGCAGATAAAACTACAGCATATACAACAGGTGTTACTACAACGAGTACCTATCTACAAATAGCAGTAGATGAAGATACTCCAAACATATTATATTATCAATGTTCAAGTCATGCTTACATGGGTAATCATGCAATTGTTCTTGGTTCTAATAAGATAAATCATTCAGAAGCACTCTTAACATTTCCCACAACTTCTGGTACACTTATAGGTACAGGAGATACAGGTACAGTTGCTACTGCTATGATAGCAGATGACGCAGTAAGCGCAGATAAGTTGGCTGATACGGCTGTTACAGCAGGTAGTTATACTAACGCTAGTATTACCGTAGATGCACAAGGAAGACTTACTGCCGCAAGCACAGGTTCAGGTGGTGGCGGTGTAACTGTTCAAGAAGAAGGTAGCTCACTATCTACTACTGCAACCACATTAAACTTTGTAGGTAGTGATGTAACAGCATCAGGAACAGGTGCAACTAAAACTATTACTATTAGTAGCAGTGGCGGTGGTGGAACACCTATAACAATAAATACATTTGAATATACAGCTACGGCTAACCAAACAACTTTTAGTGGTAGTGATGCTAACTCTGCAACAATGAGTTATACAGCAGGAAATATATTTGTATATTTAAATGGAGTACTAT